AGAGGTGGATCAAGCAGGATATGACAATACATTTCTCCACCGGAGAAGCGCCGCCGGTCGATCTGCTGGCGGCAACAGAGCAACTTTACCATGAAACGGCGCAAGAACTGGCGCGGGCGCTGAAGGCGATCCGCGATGGCCGGTTTGATGAGATCAAGGCGACTGTTCAGGTCGTGCGCGATCTTAAGGCGGCTTTTCAGATGGTTATGGATGAAAGGGGACGTTTTGACAAACTTAGCAAACAGCTTTCCGGTCGCATCGGGTCCGGCACACTCGACCTTGACGCAGCGCGAGATGAGGTCGGGCGCAGACTGGCTCGCCTCCGCAACGCCAGCGGATGTTGACGCGTTTCTGACCAGTCTGAGTGACAATGCCTTGTCGGCCCTGCCGTGGATGTTTGAGTTCTGGGCGCTGCAACACCAATTGCCGCCCGAGGGTGCGTGGAAAACATGGGTGATCATGGGCGGCCGTGGGGCAGGCAAAACCCGCGCCGGGTCTGAATGGGTACGGTCGGAGGTGGAGGGGGCCACACCGCTGGACGCGGGGCGATCGCGGCGGGTGGCATTGGTCGGCGAAACCATTGATCAGGTGCGCGAAGTGATGGTTTTCGGTGACAGCGGGATTTTGGCATGTTCACCGCCCGATCGTCGTCCGCAGTGGGAGGCCACGCGCAAACGATTGGTCTGGCCGAACGGCGCGGTGGCGCAAGTGTTTTCGGCTTTCGACCCGTCCAGTCTGCGGGGTCCACAGTTTGATGCGGCCTGGGCGGACGAGTTGGCGAAATGGCCGAAGGCGGATGAGGCATGGGAGCAGTTGCAGTTCGCGCTGCGACTGGGGGATAATCCCCGGCAGGTGGTGACGACGACGCCGATGAATGTGGCGGTGCTGAAGTCCATCCTGAAGAACCCGTCCACGGTGATCACCCACGCACCGACCGATGCCAACCGGGCCTATCTGGCCGCGTCATTTCTGGAAGAGGTCAAGACGCGTTATGCCGGGACGCGGACTGGCATGCAGGAGCTTGAGGGACTGCTGGTCGAGGATGTGCAGGGGGCCTTGTGGACCACCGCGATGTTGGAGGCGGGGCGGTTGAACATGGCGCCTGCCTTGTCGCGCATCGTGGTGGCGGTGGACCCGCCGGTGACGGGGCACAAGAAGTCGGATGAGTGTGGCATTGTGGTGGTGGGGGCGATCACCGAGGGGCCACCGCAGAACTGGCGGGCGGTGGTGTTGGAAGATTGCAGCGTACAGGGAGCATCCCCGGATCAATGGGCGCGGGCGGCGCTTGCAGCGATGGATCGGCACAAGGCCGACCGGTTGGTTGTGGAGGTCAATCAGGGCGGGGACATGGTGACATCGGTGGTGCGGGGCATCGACGCGCTGGTGCCCTTGCGGGCGGTGCGGGCCACGCACAGCAAGGCGATACGGGCCGAACCCGTGGCGGCGCTGTATGAGCAGGGGCGCGTGGCGCATTTGCGGCATCTGGGCGCATTGGAAGAGCAGATGTGCAAGATGACGGCGCAGGGCTATCTGGGCAAAGGCAGCCCGGACCGGCTGGATGCTTTGGTCTGGGCGTTGACTGAATTGATGGTGGAGCCGTCAGAGAATTGGCGTGCGCCAAAGGTGCGCAGTTTGGGGTGATGAGGGGCAAGCAAAGGTCCAGTGGACCTTTGCCCCAAAGAATGCACGCCTCTGGGGCGGGTGGGGTGCTGCGTTGTCTGCGGCACTGCCAAACCCCGCACAACGCCCCGGAGGCAGCGCGCGCTGCCCTGAAGGTCTGTAAACGTTTCACCAATACATATGGGTTCAGACAGCCAGATAGCCCGTGCAAACAGATTAAAGGGCAGCAGGAAACAGGAGCTTTGCAGAATGGTGTTCGATTTCCTGAAACGCGCGCCTCAGGTGGCGGTGGCCGCGATGGGCGAAACGAAGGCGTCGGCCACCGGGCGCGTGGTGGCTTGGGGCACTTCCGGCCGGGTGGCTTGGTCGCCGCGCGATCTGGTCTCACTGGCCAAATCGGGCTTTCAGGGCAACCCGATGGGGTTTCGCGCGGTCAAGTTGATCTCGGAATCGGCAGCAGCTTTGCCTTTGATTTTGCAAGATAATGACCGGCGCTATGACATGCATCCGGTGCTGGATCTGATCCGTCGCCCCAACGGCGCGCAGGGGCGGGCAGAGTTGTTCGAGGCGATTTATGGACATCTGCTGCTGTCAGGCAACGCCTATATCGAGGCGGTGCCGGGATTGGGCAAGTTGCCGGGCGAATTGCATGTGCTGCGGTCTGACCGGATGGCGCTGGTGCCGGGCGCCGATGGTTGGCCGGTGGCCTATGACTATGCCGTGGGTGGGCGCAAGCACCGCTTTGCGATATCAGCGGACAGCCAGCCGATCTGTCACATCAAGACCTTTCACCCGCAAGACGACCATTACGGCTTCAGCCCGTTGCAGGCGGCGGCAGTGGCGATTGATGTGCATACCAGCGCCAGCACGTGGTCCAAGGCGTTGCTGGACAATGCAGCCCGGCCTTCGGGGGCGATTGTCTACAAAGGCAGCGATGGGCAATCGCAGTTGAGCAATGATCAATATGACCGGTTGGTGTCCGAGATGGAGACGCATCACCAGGGTGCGCGCAATGCGGGCCGGCCGATGCTGCTGGAGGGGGGCCTCGACTGGAAACCGATGGGGTTCAGCCCGTCGGATATGGAGTTCCAGAAGACCAAAGAGGCGGCTGGGCGCGAGATTGCCATCGCCTTTGGTGTGCCGCCAATGCTGATGGGGATTCCTGGCGACGCGACCTATGCCAATTACCAGGAAGCGAACCGGGCGTTTTACCGGCTGACCGTGCTGCCGTTGGTGGCGCGGGTGACGGCGGGAATTTCACACTGGCTGTCGATGTTCAGCGGAGAGGTAGTGGAGTTGCGGCCCGATCTGGACCAGATCCCGGCTCTGGCCGCAGAACGCGATCAGCAATGGGCGCGGGTGGGGTCTGCGGATTTCCTGACGCCTGCCGAAAAGCGGGTGATCTTGGGTCTGCCCAGACTGGCGGAGGATGAATGACACCACCGCGCAAAGGGTCCGAGGGGTCACGGTATCTTTATGACGGTTTCGACGCCGCAGCCGCGCGGATCGAGGCGAATGAACGCGTGGCTGATGAACGTTGGGCGGCGCTGGATTACCGGCTTGAGCAGATCGATGCGGTGCTGGAGCGGCTGGAAAAGCGAATTTGGGTCGGGGTTTATGGCGTGGCGGCGTTCTTGCTGGCACAAATGGCAGAAACTTTGGTCCGGGCGGCGGGACAGTGAAAGGGAACGCGATGAATGCGGTGATGCAAGGTGCGCCGGAACGGAAATATCACCAGTCCGAGGCCGGGTTGACGGTGACCGATGGTGCAGTGGTGGCGGGTTATGCCAGCCTGTTTGGCCTGCGCGATCAGGGTGGCGATGTGGTGAAGCAGGGTGCCTATGCGGCCAGCCTGATGCGGTTGGCAGCATCGGGGCGCGCCGTGAAAATGCTTTGGCAGCACGATCCGACCCAGCCGATTGGCGTTTGGGACGAGGTACGCGAGGATGAGACCGGACTTTGGGTCAAGGGGCGCATTCTGATCGAGGTGGAAAAGGGTCGTGAAGCCGCGGCCCTGCTGACGGCGGGGGCGATTGACGGGCTGTCGATCGGCTACCGCACCGTCAAGGCGGAACGCGATGGCAAAGGGCAGCGCCTGTTGTCAGAGCTGGAGCTGTGGGAGGTGTCGCTTGTGACCTTCCCGATGCTTCCCGAAGCGCGGGTTTCGGCCAAGGGCGACGCCCCCGATGCCGAGATATGGCGTTCGATGGCGCAGGTCTTTGACGACGCGCGCCTGTCTTTGGCCCTGCGCCGCTAGCGCGGCTTTTACGACCAAACTCAAGGAAACCAAAATGACCGAGACTAAGGCTCGGGTCGATGAGGCTTTGCCCATGACCCTGAATCCGGGTGCGGAAGTGAAATCCGCGATGGCCGGATTCTTGAATGCCTTCAGAGGCTTTCAGGACGAAGTGAAGCAATCACTGCAACAACAGGAAGAGCGTTTGACCATGCTGGATCGCAAACAG